AACGACCCGGAAATCGGCGCCAAGCTCGCCGAAGCTTTCGAGAAGGTTGGTAAAGATGGTGTCATCACCGTCGAAGAAGGCCGTTCGCTCGAAACCGAGATTGAATGGGTCGAAGGTATGCAGTTCGACAAGGGTTACCTCTCGCCGCACTTCTCCACCAACATGGAGAAGATGGAAGCTGAGTTTGAAGACCCTTACATCTTAATCTTCGAGAAGAAGATCTCGAGCGTGCGCGACATGCTGCCTGTACTCGAAGCCGTCGCCCAATCCGGCAAACCGCTGGTGATCATCGCCGAGGACGTCGAGGGCGAAGCTCTCGCGACCTTGGTCGTGAACAAGCTGCGTGGCATCTTCAAGTGCGTGGCCGTCAAGGCTCCGGGCTTCGGTGACCGCCGCAAGGCCATGATCGAAGACATTGCCGTCTTGACTGGAGGCGTTGCCCTGATGGAAGACCTCGGCCTCAAACTCGAGACCGCAACCATCGAGCAACTCGGTCGCGCCAAGCGCGTCGTGGTCAACAAAGACAGCACCACCATCGTCGAAGGCGCTGGCAAGAAGAGCGCGATCAAAGACCGCATGGATCAGATCCGTGCCGAAATCGATCGCACTTCGAGCGACTACGACAAGGAGAAGCTGATGGAGCGTCTCGCCAAGTTGGCAGGCGGTGTTGCTGTGCTCAACGTTGGCGCAGCCACCGAAGCCGAGATGAAAGAGAAGAAGGACCGTGTCGACGATGCGCTCGCCTCGGTGCGCGCGGCGGCCGAAGAGGGCATCTTGCCTGGCGGCGGCACTTCTCTTTTGCGTGCTCAAGCGGTCATCGCCAAGCTCGAGTTAAGCGGCGACCAACGCCACGGCGCCGACATCATCAAGCGTGCTCTTGAAGCCCCAATCCGTCAGATTGCCCATAACGCTGGCGTTGACGGCAGCATTGTGGTTGACAAGGTACTGAGCAACTAGAACTTTGCCTTTGGCTACAACGCAGCAACCGGCGAATACGTTGACATGCTCAAGGCAGGCATCATTGATCCGGTCAAAGTTGTGCGCACCACGCTGCAGAATGCAAGCTCGGTCAGCACCCTGCTCCTCACCACCGAGGCCATCGTCTCCGAAATCCCGCAAGGTGTTGTGGTAGGCTGGGCTGATGGCGGATAGAGGCGACCTAAGTTCAGGGGTGGACCGTGACTTGATGGAGGCCCTCCACAGTCGGGGTATTCAGGTAGAGAGTCAGCAGAGGGAGTTAACCAGCCCTACCCTGCTCACGGGTAGTTTAGATTTGATGAAGGATGCGGATGCCAACATCAAAGCGATGAGGGCAGGCAAGACTACCCAGGCTCGCCGGGACTACCTTGTGGAGACTGCGGCGAACGCCAAGCGCAAGACCTTCGGTCGTCGTGTGACAGAGGAAGAGGCTCTGACTGCTGTCACAGGTCCGCAGCTCAGGGCTTCGTTATTGCGGATCATGAACGATCCCATTGCTTGGGGTGAGGCTCTTGGGTATAAAGGCACCCGTGATGGTCGTAAGAGGTTTGGGGACTTCCACAGGCACCTCTTGGCCAACGCAATGAACAATGTGTACAGCAGCACCATGTGCCCCCGTGGCCACGGTAAGTCTACGCTGTTGTCGGTGGTATATGCGAGTTGGTGTCTTATGCGGAACCCTCAAGAGCGCATTATGATTGCGTGTGCGGGTCTTGACCTTGCCTCTAAGTTGGTGGGGGAGATCAGGGCGCGGCTAAACGGCCAACTCGAGCTGGTACCAGGGCTGTACATTTCCGTGGCCGATATTTTTCCTCATCTTCGAGTGGTGGGCAGGTCCAACACTGACAGTAACAGCAGATCTATCATAGGGATGGGTCCGTGCGAGAGTTTCAACATTGCGGGGCGCAGTGTGGGCATGGGCCGTGAGCCGAGTGTGTTTGCAGGGTCTGTAGGCAGTAGTCTTGCAGGCAACCACCCGACCATGGCTGTGGTGGATGACCCGAGCACCGAGCAAAACTGTCGCACCTACGGGGGCAGACAGAGTGTGATTGATTTCATAGACCAGCTGGTGCCTCTGATGTACACCCCTGGTGTCAGTAAGGTTTGCCATATTGGTACTTGCTGGGCGAACGAGGACGTAAGCAAGGTGCTGCGGGATCGCCCTGAGTGGCACCAAGTTAGGTACGGGGTTTATGACTACGTGAGCGAGGGCAGAGCACTGTGCGAGTCGTTCAAGACGCTGAAAGAGGCCAGGGCCACGGAGGACAGCGTGAAGCCAGCCTTCTTTGCGGCGCAGTACCTTAATGAGCCGATCCCCGACGACGTTCCGTTATTCACCGCGACGATGCTAAATGCGGCATCTTACCCAGGGATCACTACCAAGGCCCTGGCGAGTAAGAAGCTCAGCATGTATCCAGAGCTTTTGTTGTTTGACCCAGTTGGGCGCCTCACTGGGCAGCACGGATCGAACAACGGGCTCATCGTGGCCCGACCGATTCCAGCCGTGGCTCTTGGCCTCACCCAGGACCGAGCAGGTAACCCACTCGCGGCGAACCGCAACATTTTCGTTATTACTCGCGCCCACGAGATTGAGGAGGGGCTTGAGAGTGCAATCAGTTGGATTGAGAGTGAGGTCACGGGGTTACATCCCAACATCAAGGCTATTTGGATCGAGAAGCTGGCTCAGCAGGCTGCGATTGGTCCGTGGCTTGAGGAGCGGGGCAGGCTGGCGGGTATTCGCATTCTGGGCCACAAACCTAGCGGCACCACCAGTGCAGAGGGTAAATACATGAGGGTTCTGGGCATTCAGGCGGCGCTACGGCGGGGTCTTGTGGTGTTCCCCTCAGACGGATTTCCAGGTAGGAGTGCGCTTTTCCAGCAGCTCCGAAACTACCCCAAGGTTGACCACGACGACATGCTCATGGCGCTGGCCCTATTAAGTAACATGCTGGAGCGTAAGGGCAATCTTCCGGGTCTTAAGCAACCAGTGCGCAACCCCCACCTCTCGCCCATCGGGGAGAGCCCCATTCATCGCCGCGGTCGACGCCAACGGGACGGGTTGTGGTAGGATATTTAGATGTCAAGGTGCTTGACGGGGTGATTATTGAGGCGTACCGTGGCCTTATGGGGCAGAAACAACAGTTCACAAGCGTGCTATGGCTATAAAGGGGCAGTTAAAGCTGTCTGATGCGGCAACGTCAGAGCTAGTTAGGCTTGTGCTGGATGCACAGACCCAGTGCAGTGCTGCAGCCTCTGGCACTGAGGTAACGATTGCGGACATTTACGCAGGTCGAGACTGGTTAAGTGCGCATGAGAGTCATGTACCTGAGCAAGGTATGCCGATTCAGGACTGGTATGACTCGGTGCGTAACGGCAAGGTATGGACGCCTCCTCAGACGATGGCGAACTTGCTCCAGAGTCGTCTGCGGTTTGTGACGGCGCCGCTCAACCCAGGGATGCCTACTCTTCACGTGAAGCCGCGCGTATTGGGTGCGGTGAGGCAGGCTGAGGCACAAGAGGAGATCTTCCGCATGGTGATGCCGGGTGCAGGGATGGAAGACGCGATGCGCGACTTTAGCCAGAGTGCAACGATGTCGCCTTACGCAGCTATCCGGGTTTGGTGGGACACAGACGCCGGCGTTCCCTACTACAATCGGTTCAAGGTGGAGCGGGTGAGTGCAAGGGACTGTGGTTGGGAGCCGTTCATGCGGCGTTTTACCTTCCACCGTTTTCTACGTGCGTTCGACGCTCTGCCCAGCGAGCACCAGAGTGCGCTACGGAAAGAGCGCAAAGAGGCAGGTCACGAGGACATTCTTCCTTGGCAGTTGGTGGAGGTTTTTGAGGTATACCACCCAGGTTTCCGTGGTGGTCATACGACGCTGCAGAATGCACCAAATAGGTGTCCTCGCAGTACTTGGTTACGGCTCAATGAAAGCAGCGATGGCGCGGTCGGCAAGCTTGGTGAAGGCGGCATGGGTACTTACGCAGGCACCGTACTGGTGAAGCGCTGTCCAATCGTCATCGCTAGCTTCCTAGAGCCTGCGGACAACGAGGACATTCCACCAGCAGAGGTTGCCTCCTGGCTACCCCCGTTGCGGGGTTTAGTGCAGGCTCTGGTGCAGATCAACCGAGAGGTGCGCACCAACAACAACATCATTCTTTATGATGAGCGCATTGAAGCGGAGCATATCGATCGCATCCAAGATGCACCGTCGAGTGCGAAGATTTACGTGCCAATTGCAACAGATGAGCATGGGGTGGCGCAGAAGATGCGCCCCATGGAGAAGAGCAACAACATTCAAGAGTTGTTGCTTGCTTTTAACGTCTTCCTAAGCATGTTCAATGAGGTACTTGGGGTCACGCCTACCAACATGGGTATCGCGGAACAGCCGCGCAAGTCGGCAACCGAAGCTGGCGCCATTGACCGCAACAGCAACATCCGCACGGCCGACCGCCTCAAGATCGTGGCCCAAATGTGGCAAGAGGTTGGCGCGGTGATTATGGCTAACCAACGCGATGTGTTAGGGCCTACTGTGGAGATTCTCATCAACAAGAATCTGTCGCAGCGGTTTGACGTGCCTGACGGAGAGGAGACTGAGGTGACTTTGCGTGTAGACCCGATAGAGTTGGGGCACCTGGGCAAGCAAAACGAGATCGACCAGCTCCTTGGCTGGGTGACGATTTACTCCAACGCCTTCCTGCAGTTCCGGGGTGCCTTACCCCGCATCATTCGCGAGAACCTTCGTCGCGTGGGCAAACTTATGGGGATCGACAATGTAGACGCCTATCTCGATGCCCCCGTGATCGAGGAGGGCCCAGAGAACCGCTACATCCAGTCGCTCGAGACTGGTGACGATATGCCTGTGCAGGAGCAGGATGATCACCCTCTGTTCATTGCCTACTACGGCGCGATTCTCGACCGGGCACTGGGCAGCACCAACCCGCTGCAGGTCCCCGTGGCCCGGCTGAAGAAAGCTATCGAGGAGCACCAACGGTTCTTGGACCAAGCACAGCGGGGTCAGAACTTCGCGCAGGGCCCAGGTAATGCGCCTTCTCTAATCCCAGGCTTTGACGGGCAGGGGAATGAACAAGCTGGTGTCTCCGGTTCTGACAGCTTGTTCCCACTAGACAAATCCGGACTACTACCAGGATAATGGCCGACGTACAACCAAACGAAACCTACGGACAGAGCGCGCCCCGCTCTGCCAGCACTAGGATTTACACGTGGGACTTAACCACGGGATTCAACTCCTTAGACGACCGTGCTGTGCAGATCTGCATGGAGGGGGTGAGACAGTACTATCTTTCCCTATCTTCCGCAGGGAATTTAAGTGCCTGTACGATTAAAGTAATTGGGTACCATGACGCTGAGACCGACACCGGAATTACTCTTAACAACGCTACAGGCTTCCTTATCACTGGCTCATTCACTGTACCTTGTTTAGGTACGGCCTGCCCTGCGTATATGGCACCCACAATGACTAATATAACGAGCACCGCAGGAACCACTAGTATGCAGCTAGTACTACAATACTAATGACTGCCCCTCATTGTTCCTACTGCCCAGACGTAATTCCTCCGCGTACTACGTCGAAAGGTAACGCAGAGTACTGCAAATCTTGCGGCTCTGTACTGTCACAGGTACAGCGTGACAAACTACGCGAGAAACGTGCATGGGTAAGAGAGGCGAATGCAGGTAGAGGAATGGTAACAGGAGAAGCCACTAGCAAATCCTGGAGCAAGGGTCGCAGAATCCCAGCTCTACCGTCATCGCATCCAGACCACATAGTAGAGAGTGCAAAGGACATGGAGAGGGTGATGCAGCGGCACAATATCTCCATGGAGACTGGGGATTTCGTAGATGATGCCTCGCGCCATAAGGCTGCAGCTACTGCGGCTGAAGCCCACCATAAGGCCAAAATAAAAAACAAGAGATAAGCTTGCGTGGCCCTGTTCTAGGGGTAGCATTCAGGTGTCTGGAACTTGGTAGTTCGTGACCTAGCGGAGCCTTCGAGGGTACACCGCGCCACGAAAGCCATAAACAATACTGGAGCCTACGGGTAGCCAAACATGACAGATACAAACATTGACCCGTTGGATGCTGCGGCTAAGGCTGCTAGTTCAACATCAACAGAATCCGCTGATCCCAAGCCAAAAGCTAAAGGGGCTGACGCAGATCTTAGCTCTTTGGAAGACCTGAAAGGTAAGACGCTAACTGATGAAGATTTTACTATGCTCACTGAGCGTGTAGCTAAGATCGCCAACAGTACCGCGGATAGCCGAGTTACTGCCGCACAGCGAAAGTGGGCACAAGACATCGAGAAGCGGATGGAGTCGGGAGAAATCATCGACGCCGAAACTCTCGAGCGGAAGCTTGCTGAGCGTGATGCCGCCATTGAGCGGAAAGCAGCAGCAAGGCAACAGCTTGTCGAGACACTTGCAGAGTTTGGTATCCCCGCAAAGAAGGGGGATAAGAAGTACAAAGCCTTTACTGAGGCGTACACCAAGGGCATCGAACAGGGGCAATGGACCCCAGCGATTCTCACCTCTCCTGCAGGCGTTCGCAGCATCATTCTCGCTAGCGATCTTGCACCCACTGACAAGGATAAGGACACCAAACCCGGTGATCGACCCCGTCCACCGCGCGAATCGGCTATTCAGCCTAACTTCGACGAAAACGGCAAGATGATAAAACCGGAAGAGGTAAAACTTACTCCAGAGGAGGCGCGACAAGAAAAGATGCGTCTCGCCTTGGAGAACAGCTAGGCGTGATGAGCGTCTGAGTAATGGGTATTTCGGGTCACGGTTTGGTCAGAGCCGTGGCCCACTTTTAGGGTAATCCAAAGAACTGAGTGAGCGGAGCTCTAGTAAGCCGAGGCTGGTAGGCAAACTAACCAACCAACTAAATAATGGCTGCTCCAACTTACACCCGTACCCTCGACACCTTAGCGATGATCGCCTTGGACGAGCGTACTCGAGACGTTCACTCCACTCTCACCCAGATGGGTGAAAAGTTTACCCGTATGCTCGTAGACAACGGCCGAGTGTTTGTTGTCAACGACGCTGAGGGCCTCCGTCACCCGCTTCGCTACGTCGGCTCGGAAGACCCAACGTATTACCAGTCCGATAACCTCGGTGGTGATTTGTACAACTACACGACTACTGCTTTAGACCCGTTGACGCAAGCGCAGTTCACTATGGTGAACGGATCGGTCAACATCAACTTCCCTCAGAGTCACCCTTCGGGCGATTTGATCAGCTACGTTGACCAGCGCGTGGGTGCGGTCTTGGAGGACATCTTTAACCTTGAAGAGCAGTTGATCTTGGACGGCGACTATCGTACGAGCGCCACCATGCAGGGCGAGACTCACGTTTCTCCTTTCTATGGCGACACTACGATTAACCCTGTAGCGGGTAGTCGGCCTACCAACCTGATGTCGTTCATGAACTTAGGCACCACACAGTCTGGGGTCGCGGCTGACCTTAACCAGACGGACTTGAAATTTGCAGGTGTTGAGGTTGATGAGGTAGGCACCGAGTACATGCCACAGAAAGCAGAGGTGTCTTCGGCCACTTTGGCTTCTGGCTTCTTCGATGATGTGCAGCAGATTTACATGGACGCCTACTACGGCCCCAATGAAAAGCCTACGCACATGCTCACTACCAAAGCCGTCTTTGCCAAAACCATCGACTTGATGCGTGCTGATGGTGCTCTCCCTGACCCGGTTCGTGCGAACCTAGGTTTGGACGGCACTGTGCCGTTCGCCTCGATGCAGATGGACTGGTCTCGTTACCTTGACCGTGACATTCTTTGGGATGCAGCGGCTGGTGCGCAGATTGGTGGTGATGCTCCGATCCTAGGGATCAACATCAACACCTTACGACTCAACGTCGTCAAGCGTGGTGGTGCTGCACCGCACGATCCGGTTGGCATCTTCGACTACATCGGTGACGGCATGACCTTGGCTCACGAGCTGCCGATTCTCTACCGTCGTCTCGCCTGGAAGCGTCAGCTTTCTTGGGACCGTGGCCGTCGCAGCTGCTTCCAACTCTACGGCTGCACCCTCGGCTAAATGGCCAGCACTCTAGTTTCTGCGCTTGAGACCAGACTAAAGAATCGTCTAGGCTTGGCTACTACCGTGGCCATTGGGGATTCTCGTGTACTGGAGGCAATGAATGCAGGGATTAGTCGTGCATACTCTGATGGCGTTCCTGGCTTAACGGCCAGGACCGTCAACGGGTATATTTACAGTGTTTTCACGGACACTATTGCTGCACACACTGCAGCTACGTCGGCGCTGACTTTCACCACTACTCCGGCGTATATCTTCCCTGGTGATGTGCTAACTGTTGACGGCAAGGATTATCTAGTCCACACCGTCAATCGAACCACCAAAGTGGTGGACGTGGGTATTCCGATTGAAGCGAGCAAGGCTGCTGAGGCAGTCTCAGTCAAGCGTAGGTCGATCAAGATTCCCGACAGCTCTGTGTACGAGGTGATGGTCAACAGCACTATCTACGAGCCGAGCACCCGTGTTGTGCTTTTCGAGGGCACCGACCGCACACCAGGGCATATTGTGGGTTACTCCGCGGAAACCGGGGAGACCTACATTAACCTTAGCCCTGCCCCTAGCGCGGGCACCGAAGTTACGGTAATGCTCCGTGGCCTCAAGTCGCGCGTTGGAAGCTCCGACTTGCTCGACATGCCCGAAGCGGTATTCGATGCAATCCTGGAGCGCGCGCGTGATGCTTATCTTTCTTGGTCTGGAGACATTGGAAAGATTGAGGCAGGCATGGCGGCGAGTAAGGTCAACGAAACTGGTGATCAACTAACCGGGTCCTCTGGATCCAGAGGTGTCCGTGTGCGAGTGTAACGGCTGCGGCCAGGTGCATCCGGACCATATCATCAACATCAGCCAACGGTTGGTGTCGAATAGGCGTTACCAACTATATAACGATTCGGTCTATTTGCTGGATGCGTCTCTGACTACTGCATCGGGCAGCACCCAACTCGTGGCGGAGTTGTTCTCGATTGAAGATCCAGGTGCAACGGTCACAGGGACAGATGACGATGATCTGCTCTGGACTTTATCTCATGCGGCAGGGCTACGCCCACACAGAGAGATCTGGACGCCAGGTCTGTATGCAAAGCATGGCCTGTTTGCTCAGGTTACCGCAGGCAGCGCAGGGGAGACTGGTTGGTTGCATTGCCGAGTAGTGCGCAGGTCCGAGTACTGCTGTGCGTTTGGTAACCCCCCGAACTTCTTGGCAGACTGTTGGGAAGCATCCGCAGGTCGGGCAGGAACCCCGCTATGGAGTAACTTCGATTCTGGCGAGATTAATGATAGCTGGGAGGACAGCGGCGGAGAAAACACCGCTCTATAGGTATGGTAAATCTCCGCATAGACAACCTGCCGATGCAGCGCCAAGTGCAGGTCACTGGTGGAAAGGCAGTGCTGCTACACCAAGAGGTGGAGCCAAGCGACATCCTCAAGTTGAGTCGACGCACAGGCTCAGTACGGCAAGGGCGCCGAGGCAGAGCTTTGGGTGCAGTGGTTGACGGGCTGAGCGGCTCGGGCTGCTGGGCACAAGACAGAGACATCGGTTTAGGCACCGACTTTACTGTGGGATTCTCTGTGTTGGTTGGGGATATCCTCGAGGCCACAGGGACGATCCTGCTGTGGAAGATTGCACGAAGCGACGGCGATTCCTTTGAGATCTTTCTTGTGCGGGATGCCACCGGGCTACTGCTGCGCGCAAAGGTTACTCAAGGCGGCGCCCCTTCAGTTTTTGCAGACAGTGGCTATACCACAGCAGGGGCCGACATCCACGTGGCCCTACGGTTCACGGCCAGCAGCAAGCTAGTAGAGTTCAACACTTCTGGAGATCTGACTACTGATACTTCAGTGAGTGCTGAAGCGCTGACGCTGGATGCGTCTGGATACAAGCTGTCAATCGGTGGCGACCCAGATTCGACTGAGCTCAAGCCTTTGCATCGCCCTTGTGTGATAAGCAACTTGGTGCAGTATCAGTCTTACATTGACAAGATTACCACGTTCCTAGGTACCCGCACACCTGTAGGGTCTCCGACAGACCACTTCAAGCTTGAAGGAGAGGAGGCATACGTGGACGATAACTCAGGCAGCGCAGACGAGAAGCTGTATGCCCTTCCTGCTCCCCCAGTCTTGAAGTCAGGGTTGCTTCACTTCAATGGGCGTAGTGCGGCATTACGGGTTGAGCTTACTACCGAGGTGGAGCAACTCTTTTCTACCAAGGTGCGCTCCGTTGCAGACACCCACTTCAGTTTTTACCTGAAAGGAACACGGGCCAAGACTGCCACCACTGAAGAGGTCCTCGTTGACTTCGGAGATTTGTGCAAGATCACCATTGTGGCGACCAGTGGGTTTGTTTCGTTTGTCTACAACGGCACCACGCTAACCACCAGCACTGCTACCATCGCTGATGGGCAGGCTTACGAGGTTTATGCTTCGCGCGACGGCGACACTTTGCGATTGAAGGTGATTGCGAGTTCTACGGAGACCCAAACTACAACCTCCTCAGCGCTTGTGTCGCCGGATCTGGACTTTGCGCGCATTCCTAAACTATGGATCGGCGCGGACGAAGATGCGACCCTAGCCACCAACTTTGGCGGCAGTCTAGAGATCTTCGCGCTGTTCAAAGAGTCGGTGATGTTTAACCCGGGCCCCGGCCCTGCAGCGTTGCTATATGTTGACGCAGGTAACCTTGACAGCGCAGTTGGCATTGAAGACCAAGGCCCGATCGGGGTAGGTATTCAACCAGTCTCACACACCACCGAGGACGCACACCCAGCCTACGCGCCTGGACCGATTGCCGACGCCACCTATGTTGGGGTGAGCGGAGGCGAAGTGCTAGGCGAGGGCAGCCTTGTTGGCTACGACGTGGCGACTCAGCGCTACCTGAAGAAGTTAGCCAAGGATGCAACCACTGCACGATTTGGCGAGAATCTTCTAATTACCAGCGGGGATAAGCTTCACGTTGCCCACACCCGCAAGCAGACCTTGCGCCCCCTTGGGGTGCCGACACCAAACACCGAGGTGAGCACACTTTCCGTGGCCCCAGGTGTTTTAGGTGGCGCCGCGGCCTATGGCTATCGTGCGGTCACGCGTGATGGGACTCACGGTCCTGTGCGCAGATTGGATCCGGTTGTCGCGGAAAATGCGGCAAAGGTTTTGCTAGGCTCTTCCGCGGGTAGTGGGGATGATTTGTCCTCCGAACTTGGAGAAACCTATGCACAAACCAAGACAACAAGCTCTAGCGTTTCTCGCTTGGATCTGGCTACGTCAGCAGGAAGGCCGTTCGAGACCGATGATGAAATCCCTCTTTCCGTCCACGCGCGTATACCAGACTTTGATCCGGATGAGTTGGATGAGTTAGTTTGGGCAAGGGGGATCTATGCCAACAGCGGCAATAGGACCCACTTCACCACAAAACAAACCTCGCTCAGCATTGATGTTGACAGTGACTGGACTTTGATGGCGGCGTTCCGCTATGAGACCAGTCCTGATGGTGGGGACTACATGCAGGCCCAGTCGATCATTGGCATTGCAAGGACTGAGGGGTTACGCAGCGGCAGTCAGGCGACGGGTACCTCAGTGTACAACGCAGACTTCTGTGCTGTGATTTATGACGGAGGCCACGTGGCCATGGAAGCAGATGCCGCAGGCTATGCCCCTTACGGCAAAACTTCGCCTAAGCTGGTGGTGTACATCAGTCGTCAGGAGTACTTCCAGACCTACGGCGATAGCGGCAGCACGATGGAGGCGATGATTGCCAACTACCAGCCGCTGACCTTCACCAACGACAGCTGGACTGCAGGCAATGATTATGCGGTGTACTTTGTGCGGTCCGGTGACGGTCTCACTGTGGTTGTGCATGACAAGACTGCAGGGACCAAGACCACGCTGACGGCGCGCTCCATGAGTGCTCTGGGCACGAGGATTGCGTACGGTCCGAAGGTACTCCCTGCTATCTCTGCCTACGACGGCAGCGACTTCTTCAGTGGCTGGAGCCCTAAGACTTCCAAGCGTGGGCTTGTGTTTGGTGGGGGCCAAGACTTCGCTATCCAGCCTCCTTTCATCAAGGAGTCGGACGGGCAGGCTGATGCAACGGATTACTTCACCACCTTCACCACCTACGACAAGTCCACTTGGAACTTCGTCTATAACAGCGGAGGCGGCGTGGCCCATTACCACTACAGGTTTTGGAGCCGCGCGGTAAACATCAACGATCTCAAGAACCACGGAGAGAAGAGGTACGCGGCCCAACCAGGGGAGCCGCTAAACTTTGACTGCCAGTATGACTTTGGCTGTGTGTTCGAAGATGTTAGCGAGACTGCAAGCAAGGTGGGCGACGGGCTGAGCACTGCTGTTCAGTGGTATGCATTGGGGAGAGCGCGTGCTACCTACACGGTGGAGTACTTTGAGCAAGACACTGCTGCGGTGTCTGCAAGTGAGCAACCTGTGGTGATTCTTGCCAACAACGGCACCAGCTACTCCGCGGCTCCCTTCAGCATTTACTTCTCAGAGCTCGGCAATGGTCGGGTTGTGGTACAGGCCAGCGCCCAAGAGGGCACCTTTGTGTTGAGCAATAAGATTTGGCCGGGGGCACTCTACAACCCGGTTAGGGTTAAGCTCCTCGAGGACTTTGATACTTTTATCAACGATTTCTACGAGTTCAACTGGTACAGCGTGAATCTAAAGATCACTGACTCGGGCGGTGGCAGCAGCCGAGGTTTTCAGGTGACGAGCTTTGCGATCAACGGCAATCGGATCTTTGATCAGAGCATTGGGGGCAACAGCACGGAGATTGCCACGTGGACCTCAGACTGGATTTACCTTGGAGGTCATAGTGATGGAACCACTGCCAACGCCTATGAGGTGGAGATTGGAGAGTTTCGTCTGTGGGATGACGGCTTTGGTCCTGATGTAGATCGAGGCACCGGCTTTGATTACTTGGTTGGGCGTGTACCGAGCAACAAACTCAGCGGTCTATTGGTATATGCCAAGATGCAACCTTCTGATGAGTACAACGGAGGTGCAGGCAAGGCATCTGGCATCAACAAGTTGTATCAGTATGGCACTTTGTCAGATGAGTTTGATTTGCAGGATGCGACTGGGCGCGCAGTCATTTACGATACCCGCACTGAGGCTCAGTCAGGGAGCGATCCTGCACCGCAAGTCTCCTTCCCAGAGAACCCGAGGGAAGACATCGTTGCTTACGAGCTTTGCCGTACGCGCTTCGTTCCACTGTTAGACTACGATGATGAAGCTGAACGACAAACTGCACTCGACACAGCTCGTGGGCGACCCCTTTTCTTGTTGGCGCGCATCCCGGTCGGGACCACCCATTTTTTGGATAACTCTCCCGATGAAACCCTCGGTGAGTCCATTCAATACGAGGAGTATTCAACCCCTCCCGTGGCCCAACATGTTGCGCTTTGGCAGGGTCAAGTCGCAGTAGCCACGAAGAATCGACGTGTGTTCTTTTCCGAGCCTGGGCCATTTGGCTGGGAGACTTTCCCTTCCCGGCTTATCTACCAAGCCCAATCTGAAGGTAGCGGTGGAAGCGACATCACTGCGATCAAGTCCACAGGCACCGAGCTTTACCTACTCGGAACGGATTGGGCTGTTGGTGTGGTGGGGTCCCCTGGAGCCGAGACAGAGGTTTCACTAGGCAACGGTGTGGGGGCATTCAACGCTCGCTGTGTGGTGAATGTTTCAGGCAAGGTCTACGCCTTCAATGGGCGGCTCTGGGAGTTAGACCGGACGGGCCAAGTGGATATCGTCGTGAAGGACGTAGGCGATGCGGTACAGGATTTGTTGCCCACCGATGCTGACAACTCGCGGCTTGCCTTAAGCAGGGATCTCCAGAGCCTGTTTGTGATCAACGAGACCACGGGCGACGCGTTGCGCATCTTCCTGCCTACCGGAAAGTTCACCAAAGAGAAGCGAGATGCCTTGGCCCTAGGGGATAACAGCAGTAACGTGGCTACTTGGGTGACTCTCGACGGGGCCTACGCCACAGAAAACAGCGGCACCTACAGCGATGATGCAGAAAGCACCAGTACCACAACCTTCAGCGCAGGGACGATTGCAAGCGATGTGTTCACGTGTGATTCCGCTCCTACAGATGTGCATGTCGGTATGCGCGTGGGTGTGGTCGATGCTAATGGTGATTCAGTAGACGGCAGGATCACTGCTGTGGCTTCCGGTGTGATCACTCTCACGAGCGGAGACCTCTCGTCGCTTGCAGACGGTGCGGGCACGATTTATTATGGTGTGTCGGCAGAAGGGTTCTTAGTGGACAGCGGCTATGTAGATACCTCTATCCGTGACGCCTTCCTTCGACATTTGGTGGTAGCCACACAAGCAGGTTCTTCGCTTGAGTATGGAGGTGCAGCCTCTCCTGTCACTGGTGACCGAGAGGCCCTAACTGACGTGCAGTTTGCTACTGTCGCTCAAGACCAATGCGGTGTGGATATGCGTGGTCGTTTTGTTAGGGCCGTACTACGTAATCGCACGCCAGAGCAGACAAAAGTAACTTACCTCGGACTAGAGGTGGAGACTCCAGATGGAACCTAGACCAAAGATGGGCAGCAATAATCAGCCTTCCGTGCATGGAGCGCGGTGGGATAAAGGAGTTGTGTTGAAGGGCGTATCCAACGGAGAAGGCGTAGCAGTCCCCGTCAACAACCCAAGGCGGGGCCTTCCTCGCCGGGGTATTTCGGGCACCAACGCTTCTTCCACTGTGAAGGTGGAGGGAGGCAAGGTGTTCGCCACCCCAACTGTTCCTGCAGGGGAAGAGTTCACTGTCGTAGCGGAGTACTAAAATGGGTCTATTCTCTTCTTCAGGAGGCGGCGCCATTCGCGCCTTGGCCTCGCGTACTGACGCCGGGTTCCAAGATGCCATTGGTGGCATCGAGGCTTCCAGCATTGCCAACCAGGACTCTGCGGTTCTACCCCTCAAGGCTCAGGCCGAGGTACTGAAGCAGAGCCAAGACTTTAGAGATCCTTTGATGGAGCAGGCCCTGACTGATGGGCTGCGCCAGAAGGCTCAGGCGGAGCGTGAGAAGGCGAACAGCGCTGCTGGCGTCACAGGAGCCAGTCGGGGAGACAACGCTCTCCTGGGCCTCCGCGCTGCGTCTCAAGGGCTGCTCCAGCACCGGAGTCACTTCCTCCAGAAGCGCACCCAGGACATCAGCGCCCTGAGCCAGCTTTTGGTGCAGTCGGGTAGTCTCCAGAGCAGCTTCTCTACGGCGCGCACTGGGGCTATCAGCAAGCTGCAGGCTGACCGCCTGTCTACGTTGGCTAGCCTGGAGCAGGCTGCGATCGAAATGGACAACCGACCGAGCGCCTTTGCGTCGATCTTGGGCGCCGCGATCAGCTCCTTTGCTGGGTCTGCGACTGGGTCAGATTTGCTCGGTACCGGGATAGGTGCTCTGTTTGGTGTTGGGGGTGATGGCCCCACGAGTGAAGCTGCAGAGGCGGCAGGATCAAACTAATGGAACTGCCTAAGACACAAGGCGAAGGCAAAGCAGGTAGCTCTGATCTCGGCTTCGCGCTGGGACAGGCGCTAAGTGCTGGACTCCTGGGCGGGCTGAGCATTGGGGCCAAGCGTGATTACGTCACCCCGTTCCTCGAGAACCAGCGCCGACTAGAAGGCTTGCGCGCGAAGCACGTTGAAAAGGTGGAGACCGCACGGTTGCTCTCGCAGCAGCCGGGTATGGCTAAGATCTTCACCGACTTTGGCGGGGGCGATCTTAACGTGGGCTTAGACCGCTTCGCGGCGATCGACACCGAGGTAGGCATTTCCATCCTCGAGAAGCAACAAGGCGCAGGTCAGTTTGATGCCTACGCAGAGGCGATGGCTGCTGCAGTTGAAGAGGGTGACCCAGGCGCGGCGCAGGCTTTGCGCGATCTAGTTGGCAGAGGAAACACCAACCTTGACTTGGTGAACGGTACTCTTGGTCAGCGGCAGCAGGTCAAGGACAACATGTTCCGCAAGTCGGAGCTGGAAACGGAGAAGGCGTCTCAGATGTTTCAGACGCTGACTGGGATGCTGCACGAGGGACTACGCCTCGACAAGATTATGCCTGTGGTGTTTAAGCAGTTCATGGGCGACGGCGGTGCCTTTGAAACTGAGGCAGGCAAAGGCATGGTCAACATGATGACTGAGGCTTTGACGGGGATTGATGGTGCCACCCTCAAGCAGCAAACGGCAACTATGCTGACTAAGCCCTGGTCGGAGATCCAAGGGGTAGGTGCGGCTGATCCGCAGCTATTCGCAGAGGTTTTAGGGTCTTTAGGTAGCTCTGCACGGAACCGACTAATGGCGGGGCGCCTTGGTGCGTTGGCTGTTTTGGAAGGTAACCCCGAAGCGCTCAGTCAGTTTTTAAACGGTGGAGGGAGTGCGGAGGAGGTAGAGGCATTCCAAGAGTGGGCCGCGGCAGGTAAGCCCGTGGACCCCTCCCAGATGCTAGCGAATAAGCAAGGTGATTTGCTGGACAAGATTGAAGGCAGCCTCAGCTCCTTTTCGGGCGATCGAGTTACGCAACTGGCTGCCACGAAAGCCAAGCAAGAAGCTGATGCCCTACGCCTGCAGAATGTAGAAAGCTCTGTCAATGCTTTCGTGGCCAACGGGTTCCTCGATGCAGGCGCTGCGAAGCAGTTGATGGAAGGATTGGATCCTGCCGAGATTGGGATAGAGAGCACTACAGGCAAGCTGATTCTTCCTGTGCAACACCAGAACAAGTTGGTAGCGCTGCTCTCAGACCGAGATCTAACCGGTCCGGAAGCGGTGGCGCTAGGTGCACAGCTGGACGACTCCTTCTCCGATGACACCGTTGCTGCATATGTAAAGGATGTCTTGGTACCTAAGATCGATCAGGCTAAGAGTCAAACCACTGCCCTTGAGGGGTCATTGAAAGTGCTAGAGCTCAACCCGGCAACGCGCACCCGCACTGCGCTGCGTCCTGTGTCCGAACAACTCACTAGGACATGGGAAACCGCTGTTCGCCCCGTGGCCCTACCGGAGAATTTGCCAGAGTACGAGTTGGACCCTACTAATATGCGCCAAGGTGCTTTTTCTTTGCTGAAGGTGTTTATGAACACGGGTGTTGCTCCGCAGGAAGAGCTATTAGTGTTGAAGGAGGCAGGTTATGCGTCTGTAGGACTGGATGATCGCGTAGGACTGATTAATCGAGATAATAGGAAAGAGGGTTACCGTACACTCGTGCAAGAGGTAACCCGCTTACGAGACACTTTTTATACTAAAGAAACCAGAAACAAACTCGCGCTTAGAGCGGCAGAGTTACGGAACAAAAAGTTTGCCTTTTATGAGTGGTACGACAGAGGCACGCGCAACAACGAGCTCGCGGATATCGACAGAACTATTGCTTTGTTGGACTCAGGGTTCATTGTAGGGTTGTCTAAGTTGGGTCCTGCCAACCGCGCTGCACAGCTGGCTAGTATGCACATTGTA